TTTTATTATTTCATAAGTTTTATTTGTCATATTAATTTTCCTCCTTTGGATTAAAAAAATGTTTGCCGTTTCGATAAATAATTTCTGGAAGTTTTTCCTCTATCCCAGCTGATACCCATTGTTCACCATTATAATTCGCATAATGTGCCCCTACCAGTCTAGCCCAGCGACCTTCGTCTCCTTTTTTAGGTTCAAAAATATGTTCTGATTCTGGAGCAACATAAATTTTGCCAAGATTTTTTTCCCAAGTTGTATCTTTCAAAACTTCTCTTCTTATGTGGTCTAGCATTGCTTTCCCAAAAGAATAGTAATAGCTACTTGACTCATTTTCACATTTAAGATTAACCCCAAACTCTTTCATCATGTAAAGTGCTTGAATCGGGCAATCGTAATAATATTTTTTTTTCATAGTTCTCCTTATTTGTTAATTTTAAAATCGACAACCCAAACAAATGGATTAGCCTCAAATTTTTCTTCAGGTTTTTTGTGGGTTGCAATCCAAGAATTGATAAACGCATATTGAGGAGAACCCATACAGACATCAGATTCTGACAATGTTTTTCTGTTCGATGCCCATTTTGAAGCTTCATCTACTTTTTTCCAATTCATACACCACCCTTCATATCTATTGGCATAGCCATGACAATTAGGGCGAGATGTTGCTCCCTCCTTAATTGCGTCCTCCTTGCTAATTTCCGCAAGCCTCTCAACTTTAATATCGGTAATCTCCAAAGTTAAGCGTGAGTGTTCTTGCTTCATTTGTTGGGCTGGTTTCCAAAAATATCTTTCAGCGCCAACTAAGCCTTGTTTATAAGAAACTTGACTAGCAAATATACTAAAACTCTCTTTGACAAAAATCTCCTCTCCGACTTTGTAGGGGCATTCCAACCTATGATCTATGTTAGTAGGTTTTGGTGGCACGCAAACTAGAGGCTCTTTTGAGTAGTCTCTTTCATCTCTGGGGGTTGAGCAATCGGCAAAACAAAGGGCGTGGCTTTGATTCCCGTTTATTGTGTAATGGCAACCAAGTGGAGGCTGTGGCTTAATCACCTCTCTAAACATTGTCTTATTCCCAGCAATTATTGCTTGCATTTCTTGGCTATTAAATATTTTGCCTTTCATAGTTTATTTCCTTTTATAGTTTTTCGATTTTAATTAAAGCAATTTCGGTTTTACCATTATTCTCTAGTTCTCTTACCAGATCATTAACCATCGAAGGAACTGAAGCTAAAAACTTTTTTCTAACTATTCTCCAGCAATAATTTTTTTCTTTTGTTTGGAAAACTAAAAAATAGTTTGAACAAAAGATTGTGTAAAAAATGTTTTTCATAGTTTATTTGTTAAAGTTTTTAAGTTTTTTAAATGTTTCTATAAATCCGTCTTTTGCTAAAGAATATGAAACCACCAAATATAGCGGTAATACTCCAAATAAAATTACAATTGCACCGATTATTTCAAAAATTTGTATATAGTTCATAGTTTATTTGTTAAAGTTGTTTATTGGAATTATTTAAAATAGCTTCTTTGAGTTTTTTAAATTTACTCACAACAAAGTTTCCAAAAATATTCTTTTTTTCTGTTTTGTCGATTAAAGCATATATTTGATTTTCAAATTCTTCATATTCTTTCTTAACCAATTCTTTTATTTCTCCGCCAGCTTCTTTTAAAGCTAAGTCCATAATTTTTTTATTTAAATTAACTTTCATAGAAACTTTACTACCTTTAATTTGCATTTCGCCGATGTAATATTTTAAATAATAACCGCTGTAGGGTTCGCCATCTTCTGGTTTGTTATTGTAGTTTAAGCTTCTAACTTCTTTATCTTCAATTATTTCTATATCTTTATTAATTTCTAAAAATTTCTTTTTATCTTTTTTTATCTTTTCTAAATAAATTTCATTATTTAAAGCGTTATATTCTACAAAATACTTTTCTTGTATTTTTATTTCTATTTTTTCAATTTTCATAGTTTATTTATTAAAGTTGTTAATGTTAAAATCTGTTTGTTCTTTGATTATTTCTTGAATTTTCTTGAAATTGCCAGTTTCAATTAAATTTTGATATTGCTCAATACTCTCAAAATATTTAATAAAAATATCTCGATTGTGATGATAGAATTTTGCTTTACTTGCATTTTCAATAACTTTTGCAATTATAATTTTAATATGTGTCATTTTACCTCCAAGAATTGTGATTGTTTACCATTAAATCTAAATTTAATATCTCCGCATTCGCCTTCTCGATTCTTAGAAACAATTATATCAGCTAAGCCTTTTACATTATTGTAGCATTTAAGCCAATCTTCATAATGCTTTGAGTGTTCAGGAACTTTTTCACGCTCTAAAAAATACTCTTCTCTATGCGTAAACATTACAATGTCCGCATTTTGTTCTATAGCTCCTGAGTCTCTTAAATCGCTTAGGATTGGTCTTTTATTTTCTCTCGAATCTCCAGCCCGTGAAAGTTGTGATAATGCAACAACAACAATATTAAAATCTTTTGCTATTTTCTTTAAGCCCTCGGAAATTCTTGATATTTGTTGCTCTCTCGAATATTCTTTACCCGAACTTGCGATAAGTTGTAAATAGTCAATACAAACCATTTTAATATCAGTTTTAAGCAATGCTCTTTTAATCTTGCTTCTAATTGTTAAAAGATTAATGCCGTTCTCTTGGTCGATTATTAAATTGTAATTTTTCCAAGTGTGGCGATTATTTTCTATAGCCATTGAATCGCCTTCTGATATTGCTCCAATTTTTAACCTATAGGCACTTACTCCAGTTGTTTCATTTAAAAACTTTCTCGCCAAGCTTTTGTCGGAAACTTCCATTGAAAAAAACAAAACTCCATGATTTAAAGAAACATTTTTAGCAAAGTTAAGACAAAATGTAGTTTTACCGCTTGAAGGTCTTCCCCCGACTATTACTAAATTTCCTAACTCAAAGCCACCAGTTAAAATATCTAATTTTTCAAATCCAGTAAATACCAATTCTTTTTGATGAACTGATAAAACATCATCAATAATTTTGTCAATCTTTTTAGGCTGTTTAGACATATTTATTGATATGTCGGCTATCTCTCCCTCTAATTTTGTTTTAATAGCATCAAAATCGCTTATATTTTCGTTTATGATAAGTTTTAAAATATTCTTTAGCTCTCTTATTTGCCATAATCTTATAATTTCATTTGAATAAGACTCCATATCGCAAATTCCTGCGGTAGCTTTCATTAAATCTTTGATGATGCTTGTTTCGATGTTATTGTTTTTTAAAAATGTTGTAATAATTCTAAAGTCAACTACTTCACCCGCACCAATTCTTTTGATAGCTTCTTCAAAAATCAATTTGTAGTCAGTGAAATAAAAATGCTTAGGTTCTAAGTTTGGTGATTTTAACAAATTCATGTTATTTGCCAGAATATTGCCGATTAATGCCTCTTCTAACTCTTGATTAAAATTTTCTTGTTCCATGGTTATTTATTTAAAATGTGTTGATATGTGTCTAAAAAACTAGGTCTATCATTGTTTGTGAAGTTGTTGTTATAATTATTCTTTTTTGGCTCAAATACTCCTTGATAGGAATTTTGGATTGAAATTTCTAAAGCTTCATTAGCAAAACCTTTTTGTTTTGTTTCAAATTTTATTAAGTTGTTTATTAATAATTCTTTTGCTTTATCGGTTAATGGTTTTTTTATCTTTAATCGCATTTCAATAAAAGAATTAAATAAATCTTTATTTATAAAGATTGGTAAATCATTTTCATTCTTAATATCATTCTCATTCTTATTCTTATTATCATTCTTATTATCTGCTACTTTTGCTACCTTTTGCTTGCATTTGCTAGCATTTGCTACCTTTTGCTTGCCACCAATTGAACCAGCTTCACGCCTAGCTTCACAGGTTTTTTTGTAATTTTCCTCGTCTCTTTCAAATTGATTTATAAAGGGAATTATTGCCATTTTTAAACCAAAATCTAATTCTGGTAATTGGTTATTTTGTTGATAAAAATCTATAGCTTTAATAAAAATTCCAGCTTGTTCATTTGTCATATCTTTTAAAATATGCAAACTATCTTTATGGATTATAAAGCTTTTACGCTTCGTTTGAGTTGTCATAAGTTCCGTTATCCTGTATAAATTTTATTATTCCATTTTCCATTTCGTAAAGAGCTTCCTTAATTCTTTTTTGAACCAAAGGAGGCATTGAAAAACCTTGTAAATCGTCAAATAGCCTAGCTATCTGTCTATTTTTTTGTCTTTCAGTTTCGTCTTTTACTAAATTAAAATCAATTAAGATGTTTTCCATTTCCCGATTTCCTGTTTTTGCAAAATAATTTTGCCCTTTCATAATACTTATTAATTTTTGTTTGTCAAATTGTTAAATTTAGTCTTTAATTTTTCAATAAAATTATCGATTATTTCAACATTTGAGAACTTAAAATAATCAGGAACAACCATTAGTTCATCTTTACCATCTTTATTTTCTACAACTGTTATGTGATACCTTTTAATTTGCCCATAAACATCATCATTTTCAAAATATTTATGTGCTATTTCATCAAAAGCCATAGGTTTGGGCAATAATTCTTTATTTTCATGCAATTTTGTAATGTGATTTTGCAATAGAATACAACAAGCATTAGTTATTTTTGGATCTTTAATTGAATCAACACAACCAGCAAGCATTGGAAAATCTGGAAAAAAGAACGACGACCTATATTCTTTTACTGTTTGATTGTTGATAGTATAACTAAATTTTTTCACTTCTTGAATTATTACCGCAAAATAAGTTTGACATATTTTGTCTTTATTTGTGTCTGTATAAAAAATGTGTTTATTATTTTTATAAAAAGTTTGGTTTTCCATAGTTTTATTTGTTTTAAGTTAATATTTTTTTATTGTTCCAATTTCAGTAATACAACTCAATGAACAGTTTAAATTGTTTGCAATAGTATAACAAATATCATCGAAAGTTTTATCTCGGATTTCTTCATCACCAAATTTTAAACAAGCTATTTCTTTATCTACATAAGCACCACAAAATATGATGGTATCATGATAAGATTTAGAAATACTTGCGACTAAATCTAGATTTATTATTTCGTCTTTGTATCTTATGAAATTTGTCATTTTGCTCCACGCTTTGATTTTGGCGAGGTCAAGCGTGGATTCTTGACCCCATAAAATATAAACCTGAATCTGATCCACCAGATTTAGAATTTTAAACTCATGAGCGAGGTGAGTTTTAAATAAAAGGATAGCAGTCTTGCGACTGTTAGCTGGATTTCTCCGCTAATTTACTTCGTTTATCGCAGTTGTATCTTATCGAACCGCTTCGGCTTTTCACTATCCAATTCTCCTAATGTAGCAACCCCTTGATGAAAAGGACATTAAGAGAATAAGAGAGTGATAGACGGGGGGTTAACTACTCCCCCCTAAAACTATGAAAAAACAATATCCGAATAAAAAATAAAGTTTGTCTCAATGTAATCACTAGTTTCTATTTGTCAATATTTTTTATTATTTCCTTAATTTCTTTTACCAAAATTGGAATTATAGTAAGCACTAAAAAAGCAAGAATAATAAGCCCGCCAAGCACTGGATTAGTAAAGATAATCGCAATGCTGAATAGTAATACAATGATGGTTAAAAATAGTTGTTCCATACTCTCCTTATTTTAATTTGATTTTAAGCATTCTTTTTTGACAGTTTTTATAATCTGCTCTTCGACCTGAGACGAATAATTGAACTCATAGTTAACCCATTTTTGAAATTTATAACCCGCAAAAGCAAGAAAAATTAAAAAAAAGAATATAGCTGTTATTTGAAGTGTAAATTTTGTATCGTTTGTCATAAGTTATTTAATTAAATTTTTTAAAACTGTTGGTAAATCCCTTTTGATTTGTTCCCATTTATATTCTTGCTCTTCTGTAAAATCGTCCTCAACTCCCCAGTTAAGATTGTCATTAATCATTTCTACCATATATGAATAATTGGATGCTTTGTGGTGAGTTAGGGACAAACCCCAGTGCCAATCATCAATTATTTCTATAGATGCCGACCTGATAATTTTTAAACAATCTTCCGTTGTATCGTATTTATATTTTTCCCTTTTAATTTTTTCGTCATATATTTCATAATATTTAGAATACTCTTTTTTCTTTTTTTGATAATCAACAATTTTTTCCTTTAATTTTTCAAAATTAGAATAACTGACCTCTGTTTTATCAAGTCTTTCTAATATTTCGTCAATAGCGGGAATAGTTTGCATTTTATTTAAACCCCTGATTACATTTTCAATTGTATCATTTTTAAGTTCATAATTAAGCCTTGCCCAGCCCGAATTATCAACTATTAGTTTTAATTCCTCGTTAGTTTTGTCTTTCATTTTTCCTCATTTATTTTATTTTAAATTTCATGCCCCTTGGAGTTATTCCAAGAGTCGGAGTTATTCGAGCAATTTCCAATACGCAATCAATGCCGTAATTATCAGTAGCGTAAATTTTATCGCCAATTTGTAGTTTTTTCATAAGTTTTTTAATTAAAGTTTGTTGCGAAAAATAATCATTACTATAATAGCCATAATAGTCGCTATGCCTACTTCAAGCCAAAATGATAAATCAATGAGGTTAAGAATTGCCCCGTTTATGATTCCAATTAAAAATATTTTTAGAAATTTCATAAGTTTTATTTTAAATTAAATCGTTGATAATATCTTGAGTTTCTTTGCTTTGAAAATCAAGACTAACAAAATATTCCCACTTACAAATAAGTTTATAAGTAAATTTTTTTCGGTCTATTCTGGCAATATGTCCAGCGATTATTCCGTAGTTATCGCCTAATTTGACTAGGATATCTTCAAGTTTCATAAGTTATTTAATTTTAATGTTATCGCAAGAAACATCGTAATGTTTCGTGCAGAATTTGTTATAATAGTCTTGCTCTGTAAGCTCCTCACGCTTAAATTCGTGAATGCAAAGCGAGAAGAGGATTATGAAAGCAACAATTAAAATTATTATTGGAACCATTAAAATTGGATCTTCTTTAAAGTCTTTAAACATTTTTAACCCCCGTAATTAATTCTGGATTTTCGTAAATGTTGCCAACAATTTCGTTCAAATCGCCTTCAACTATTGCGTTTACAAGCATATCAAAATCTTGGCAAATATCTGTAATTTCATAATTTCCTATCCCGCTTATATGCACAACATCGCCCTCGTAAATTTCCTTGCCGTTTTTATCTTTTAAGCCCGTATATTGCATTACTTTCCAATTATCGCAACTTTTCAAATCTTTTGAAGTAAATTCATTAAGATATATAAGCTCTTTTTTATCGTGAAATGTAGACCAAGCTCTAAATTTTATTTCTCTACTCATTTTCCCCCCTTTTTTTTGTTTCGATATTATTTTGCTCTAAAATTAAGCGAATTTGCTTCAAAGTTATAAAAAAATTAGGGTTGTGTTCGTCGATATATGACTTAGTGCCACCAATTGTTTTTCGTAATTTAAAGGCTTCGATTACTTCAAAAGCGATTTGTCGTTCAAGTGTTGAATTTGGTTTTATTTTGATTGATAATGACATAAAGATTTAAATTTGAGTTAATATTAAATTGACCACGCCAGCCGTTAGTAATAGCCAAAAGCCGTATTTATAGAATTTTTGTTCGGTTTCGTCCCGATCCCGCTGACGTTGGCGTTTTTGTTTCAATTGTAGATAGTTTTTAGTTTTATAGTTTTTCATAGTTTTTAAATTAATT